TCTTTCAGGTGGGCTTCCAATGCCCATAGGGAGCGTGTAACGCCCTCTGCGAAGCCATTAGATGTAGGGCGTGAGTTTCGCTCTGCCCTTGATGCTATAACCGCTGAAACGCCTGCTAGGAGCGCTGTGATGATTGGCACAATAACGCTGAAATCACTCACTTCGACCCTCGGCCATAAACGGGGTCATTCTTATCAAGGTAACGGATGACGACCGGCAGAACCGCAGCAACTCCTGCCTGCCACATAGCATCAAAATTGAACGCTCCAGTGTGCATCCAAACCGCAAGTGATGCAGCTGCAAATACTCTGCCCCAAGAGAGCAACATTTCTACAAGTTGGCGCATGTCATTTTCGTTCATTTCTTTGCTACTTTCTTAGCCGCTTTCTTGGCTACTGGTTTTGGATCTGTTTCGTCTGGGTCTGTTTCTTGGTATGGCTTAGCGCCATGATGGTAAGCCTGAAAGATTTCTGATGCGATTGGATGCCAAGCCTTTTCGTATTCGGGTTCAGCCCAACCAACAATGTCATTTGGGTGACGTGACTTGATGCACACTTCACCACCATTACGTTGGTCACCTTGGATGCTCGAGGATGTGTTACCTTCGATGCAAAGCACCTGATTGTTCGCTAGGTGCAATACTGCAATACCGACATGGGATACACGATCTACGCCGTCACCTTTGAAGTCAAAGTAAACAATGGAGCCTGGCTTAACTTCACCGGATGTTTTCCAAAGCTTACGGGCTTTCCATTCTTTAACGCCGTTTGGTGTGTAAGCGGTGTTTGGGAAGTCATGATAGCCAGCCTTCTCAAATACCCACATTACGAATAGGCCACACCATTGGGCTGGGTTTGATTTGAAGTGCCTGCCGTATTTGGTGATGTTCACTGGCTTTTCAACATAGCCGACTTGGCTGTAGGCAATGTCTAGAATCTTTTGGATGGTTGGTTGCTTAGCCATAAGTAATCACCTGAATCGAATGATTGTAAAGGGTAAGCGTTCCGGTGCTTGTAATAGTTCTAGCTTGTGGTGTGATGGTGTATGAAGTGCTTGGAGTTCCATCGTGGAATCGGGTAAATGAACCACCACCTCGAGTTGTCACTACGTTTGATTCACCAAGAGCGGCTGTGTAAAGGCCACCTGAGATGTCGTATGAAAGCGCCATGCCGTTAGTAGCAGTAGTTGTGTTATTAAAGTTGGCACTCAAAATGACTTGGAATAGTCCGGACTTGCCTGTGGTGAATGTGTATGTCGGGCCTGATGTGAATGCACCGAATGTGGTTGTTCCAGAACGGGTGTATGTGGTGGCATCGGTAGTTTCTACTTTGATGTCCCAAAGCTTGTTTAAGCCTTCAGAGCCGTCAATGAAATCCTCGATTGATTGTGCTAAGTCTTGAATCTTGGCTGCACCATCAGAGACATTGTCTGTGCTTGTTGGATACGGGAAGCCGTAGTTGGTTGTTGTTCCTGCCATGTTATTCCTTAACTTGGGTTGTAGATCGTTGAAGGTACTACGAGAAGCGTTGCCTCTGCGTGCTTGTTAGTCAAGTTCAATTGAACGCCCCGAACCATGTAAGTATGGTTGCCACCATAAGCCGCAGGGATGTTAGTTATCGGCAAGCGAACTGGCTTAGTGGACTTGTAGAAGTTCTGCCATTCCCCAGTAACGTGGGTTAGTTCATCAAGGTTGATGGTTAATGATTGAAGGTATGTGTTGGGCTGTTTGTAAGCGTTAATTTTGTCTTGAAGCATAGAAACTTGATTACTTGCAGGAAGGTCATAGCCAGTCCCGAAGTCTTGAAATCTGTATCCATAAGCATTGTAAGAAGTAGCATCGAAATAAGTCTGCTCTGCTAAAGAGTCGCCATCCACGACCATAGCCGAATTGAGAATGTTATTTAAACCTTGAGATGAATTGAGACTCGACCAAAGCACACAATCAGTAGCATCGAGAGAAGTTATTTGAGTGTAGTTTGTGTAACTAGCTGGAGCGTTTAAGGTGACAGTTGAGCCGTCAAACCAGAACCAACCTTTGTATTTGTTTCCCCAAACTGTAGTAACAAAACTGAGCATGTCTAAACCAGCAGCTTCGAAAGATTGCAAACCTAAAGTAACTGCCCCAAGGTTGTCATTTTGAAACAAGATGCCCGTAATGTTTTGGTCATAGTTGGCCCAAGTGGTTGTGACACCTGACCAAGTTAAACCAACAGGGGCTTCTGCCCAAGTCAATTTGCGCAACTCGTTGTTTAGCATTGTGTAAAATAAATCCCAGCGAGGGTTTGCTGGTGAGCCCGGATTAACTAAATCGTTCTGAATAATTTGAGTGCTTAACTTGGATGTTTCTCCCAGTAGATCTAACTCCACAATTTGGTCAGTGCTGGTGGTTTGTACCGGACTGCATGTGTAACTTTGCACAATACCTGTCCAAGTGACTGTGCCTGTTGCGCCCTGCGGAGTGATAGTGAAAGTGACTTCTTTGTTAATCCACCAATCGGGAGTAAGTGATGCGCCAAGGTAAGTTGGTAAACCTATGAATGATGCTCGAGCGCTTGGTGGTTGAGGCAATTCATAAGGGTTAGTTGAACCCGAAACAATCTCAAGGCTATCAAGCTGAGAGCCAAAAGTGTATCCAGCAACGTAGCCTGTAACTGCAACTGTCGTTGTGTAAGAGGTAGGCATTAGTTAAACCCTAAAATACCTGAACTTGAACCGCCATTAAGGTTAAGTTTCTTTAATGTACGTTCAATGGCTCGAGCAGACTCCCGAGAATCAGCTGCACCATTAATGTTAATCACAATCTGATTACGTTGATTCTGAACTTGACGAGAACTAATTGAAGTACCGCTAAAGCCATAGCCATAATCCTGACCACCACCAAGACCAGCCAAGCCTGGCAAAGGATTGTTTGCCTTATCTTGATTCATCTTATTCTTTAAAGCAGGTAGAAAATCGCCGTAACCAACGCTGGTTTCTTTATAGTTGCTTTGAATGTTTTCTGCAGCTGCATAAGCCGCAAGTGCTGCAACAGTTCCACCCGGAACGCCACCAACTAAAGCACCAGCACCAAACGCTAAAGCGGCAGCGGCAATCTTTGGATCACTTAGGAGCCCTGCAACTAAACCTTGTTTATTAACTGCCTTAACCATTTGAGTAATCTTGGTAACAATACCCGGCATAACTTTTGCAACCGCTTTCATTGCTGTGGCAAACGCTTCAGCAAACTTTGTTATTGCCTTTTGACCTTTAGGGCTGTTTAGGTAGTCCACCATTTCCTCTATTGCTGGCATCAAAGCCACACCAATAGACTCTTTGGCTTCATCAACGGCAATGTTAAAGCGCTTGAACTTGCCTTCCATAGTTTCGGCAGCAGCCGCAGACTGACCACCAAACAATTTGTTCAGTTCCTCTTGAGCGCCCTTAAAGTCTTTGTTCTTAATAATAGATTCATCGAGGACCACACCTAAGCGAGTCAATGAACCGAGGTTGCCACCATACGCTTTGGCTAGGCTCAAAGAAACAGTGTCCAAGTCCTTGCCGGTACCTGCAGCAATGTCCATCGCCAAAGCTTGTAACTTCTGTGCCTTACCAACCTTGCCAGTAGCAACCAGTAACTTCTCAAGGCTAGGGCGCAACTTGTCATCGGCGACACCAGAAGCACGTTGCAGTTTGTCAATGTATTTTTCGACAGACTTAATCTGCCCATTGCTGGCTTTAGTGGTGTTTCTTAATGTAGTGGCAAGTTTGACCTGTGCCTTCTCATCAGCAATCGCAGCCTTAACGCCATCAATTGCCAACTTCGCTGCCATGCCAGCAACCGCTACACCAGCAATGGCGAAGGCTTTACCAATACGCAAAGCACTAGCTCTTACTTTATCGCCAAAGGTTTTAGTTTGCTTGGTAGCGTTATTGAGTCCAGTAGTGAACTTACTTGTATCAGCTAGAAGGCCAAGTTTTAAGAATCTAGTATCGCCACCGAAAGCCATTATTGAACCCACTTATCTAGGACATTATCAACAGTTTGATACCAACGGCGAACAATCATTGGTTGAAGTTTCTGGGCAGTTGGAAAGATCCAATAACCTTTATTGCCTCTGCCTTGGCGTGGAGAGCGCTTAGGGAATGCTCGACCATTATTGCGTAACTTAGGTTCAACTGCGCCAAACTCTGTACCGAATAACATGTCGGTCATAGTTGCGCCACCACGTACACCAGCGCTTTGCAGTCCACCAAATTGAATGTAAGGGTTAATGTCTTTCTTGGCTTTAACTGTTGGGCGTAAAGCCATTTGGCGTGAAGTCTGTGCCGAGCGTTGAAAGTGTGGAACCATGTCTTGGGCAAGCTGCAAAACTTCTGCTTTTAGATCATCTTTGCTTGCTTTTTCCATTCTAAAGATAGCACGATTCAATTCTCGTATGTCTTGGTCATCGACCTTGATGGTCATTGATTTAGCCATTGTCTCGGTTCTCCAAAATGTCGATTACTGTCCAGATGATTTCATCATCTTGTTCCAGCCAAACGCTGGGAGGGATTTGTGTGGCGACTGCTAACTCGGCTACCAGTCGCCCCACACTTCCCTGCTCTAGGATTTTGGGTCAGAGTCCACAATGTCGAAGTCGTCAACTTGGTTAATCCATACATCGAGAGGAGCAAGGTTTGCTTCCTCACGTTGCAAGGCTCGGTGTGCCATCCAAAGAATGTCACCAAGCGCTGGGTTTTTTTCGAAATCGCTTATTGATTTATTGTGTTTCTTTTCCCATGCGTAGCGGTCTCCAATAGTGATTTTGCAATCAGCTGTTGAACCTTCTACATAAATGATGCGGATTTTCATTTGGTTTCCTTATGCTTTAGTTGGTACGCCAGCGCATTGGAAGGTAACACTCCAAGTGAGAGCATCGTTACCTGCACCACCTACGGCTGGGTATTCTGGGTAAAGGCTACCACTAAAGGTTTGGCTGTTGCATGTAAGCACAAACGGGATTGCTGTATCAGGTGTACCTGAAGCAGTCCAAAGTGCATCCATGAAATCGCTTGTGCCGGAAGTCCAGTCTTGCATTGCTTCGACTGCAAGGGTTACGTTGTTATCTACAACCTTGAATGCTTTAGTTCCACCGATTAGGTTGTAAGCATTACGGGTTTGTTCAACAGTTAGAACTGCTGATGTGATTTGTTCAGAACGAGCGATTGCGTTGATTGTCAGCGTCAACGTTCCGCCGTTTAGAATGGTGGTTGCCATTTACTTTCCTTTCTAGAAAGAAACTGCGACTTCTACGTCGATGTCGCTGACAGTCAGATAGGCGGTTCCTACCTGAAGTTCTTGAGGTGCGGATACGGATTTGAACACTGCCCATGTAGGCAGTAGATCCAAAATGGATGTTACAAAGTTTTCAAGCTTGGTTAGTTCACCTTGGTTATCAGCTGTGTTAACGCAGACCTTGATTCGGAAGTTCACTCGAACTGCTTTGTTCCCGATAGTTAAAGGCTCAACCCAAGGGGAGCCAGGGGTGATAATGACTGAATTGGCGGTTGGTGTGTCTGCTGGATAAGCAAAGGTTTGCCATTGGTTATTGTCAGTGATGGCGGTTGCTAGGTCGGCTCTAACGGATGCGAAACTCATGGGCTAACCTACAAACGTGTAGGGGCTCATGTAAGGCCCTAGAAGGCCCTTCACACGTGTTAGCAGGCTATGTCCCATGCGATAAGGTGCAGGTGCAAAATCAACGCCCACGCCTTGCCCATTGCTTGCTGTGCGAGATTGCCAAACATCCGCTGCAGTCATGAGTAAAGCCTGATGCACGTTCTCAACACCAGTCCAGTCAGCTTGATGACCAATCCAAGCATGAGGGATAACGTAACGCTCAGTCACATTAGCGTTTACCTTGGACCATGAAATGGTGTAATCGGTAACAGCAGTAATAACAATAGTGCCATTAAACGGAGAGCCCATGTCGCTATGGACAGTTTCTCCAACCACAAACGTAACAGGAGCAGTGGTGGTAACTGTTGCCACATTAGATTCCAACTTTTGTTTGATGACTGGAATGGTGTGCTGGATGAGCATAGGCAGGATTACTTCCTCAGCTGCATCAATGCACGATTGAATCTCTGGATCATCGTAGAGAGCACCAATGCCTAAAGCATCACGAAGTTCTGCAACTGTGACGTATGACATTGGTGCTCCTTACGAATAGGTGGGTGCTGACCATCCGCTAGCCAGCACCCTGCTCAATTAAGCGATGTTGAGACGACGGATTCCACCGGACTTTTTCACGGCTATGGCCATGTAGCCGTACATGCCGATTTGAACCTGACCGCTGTTCAATAGTTGAACCTGCAACTGGGTGGTTGGAGATTCGTAAACTGTAACTGCGTTAGGTGCAACGAGGAATGCTGAGTCATCAACAAAGCCAGATGCGGCAACGTTTGAATCAACGTAAAGCGCCTTGTCCAACACATTACCAACAACAGAGTTGCCTGTTACAGCGCCTGGGTTGTTTTGTGGGTTGTTAGCGAAGTAAAGAGGGCGACCGGTTGAATCAGCAAAGCCCATGATTGAACCCCAAACATCTGGAGATGCAATCAAGTTGCTTGCGTATTCGCCTGTTGATTTGAAAG